ATATCGGCTGGCGCGAGGTGGAGCGGGAGACTGCCGAATAGCGTGACTAAGTGTACTCAGCGACCGCCCTATCTCATCCATACCAATCGAGAGTTGGGGCTGATGCTTCGCGGTAAAAAGCCGCTGGCCAATTTCGCAGACGCCGAGGGCGGCTACCCGCTCTCTATGCTGCGATACCTGCGTATGTTCGACAGGCATGTTGCCGCCGGACAAATCTTGCGACTTGATTCCTTCGATCAATTGCCGGGTCGGCCCGATTTACGATTGCACCGCATCCTCTATGCGCTTCCCGGAGAAGAATGGCGCATGGAGGCGATGATTGAGCTTATGCGCTCGCCAGTCTGGAGCGCAACTGAGGAGCGGCGCGAAGGCGAGTTGCTTGGCTATGCAGACTGGATGAATGACTGGTGGATCGGGCAGCGATACCCGGTCGCCCCCTAACCCAGCCGCTTCGCCACGAGCGCCTTCAGGTCCGCCAGATTGGCTTCAACAGTGGGATCAGGATGATGATTGGGGAAATTGCCATCAACTTCGGTAAACAACAGATGATGCTCGCCAGGCAGGCGCTTCGCCAAAGCTTCCATGGCCGGACCGGCCGCGCCATTGCCGGCGTCCCAACCCACTTTCAGGGTGGACAGGCTGGCTTTGTCAATTCCGTCCAGTCCCTCCAGCATCCGGTCGATATACTCGCCCAGGATCTCTCGGGTTTCGACAGTTCCGGTCCCATCGAGCCATTCTCCGGCAGCGGCGACCCGGCCGAGGAGCTGGATGTCCTGCCCAAAGAACGGCCGCCCCATAAATACCATTTTGAAGCCGTTGTTGGGCTGATCATGGCTTTTCCGTTCTTCCCCACCCCCTTCCGGCGCAAGGCCACGCCCACGCATGTTCGCCGCTTTGACGGCGCGGCTGGCGGGCGGCGTGGTTGGGGCATGGGGACAATGGGAAGGATCACCCCCGAAGTGTCCGCCGCCGGAACGTCGCTGCGATCCCGCGCCCGGTATCTTGCCGCCAACAACCCATGGCTGGCGCAAGCCGTGGCGAATTGGGTCGGGGCTTTGGTAGGGCCGGGCATTGTCCCGACTCCAAAACATCCCGTCGCGGACACGCGGGCGGAATTGGCGGGACAATTCAGTATCTGGGCAGATGATGCCGACGCAGATGGCCGAACTGACTTTTGGGGCCTTCAAGCGGATATTGCGCGGGGCCTTGTAATAGACGGCGAGTCTTTCGTGCAGCTCTTGGCCACAGATGACGGGCCGCGCCTGCGCCTGATTCCGCCGGAACTGGTAGACGAGTCCTTGACTCGCGAGCTGGGCAATGGGGCCGTGATCGTCCAAGGGCTAGAGTTTGACGCAGATGGCACTCGGGTTGCGTATCACCTCCTGCCGTCTCGCCCCCATGACCAGTTTGCGAACTATGCGCCGCCTGTGCGTGTTGTGGCTGACCAGATTTTGCATGTGTTCAAGCCGCTTGCCGCTGGACAGGTGCGTGGCGTGTCTTGGCTGGCACCCGTGATTTTACCCGCTTCTGAATTCGACCAGCTTTGCGACGCTCTTTTGGTAGGGGCCAAGGTGGCAGCGATGCACGCCGCGTTTCTGGTGGATATGAATGGAACCGCCGGCGAACCCTATGACGGGACTGGCGACGCCGGGATTTTGGAAACCGGACTGGAACCCGGCACCATGAAACGCTTGCCCACGGGATATGACGTGAAATTCAACACGCCGGGGCAGACGCAGGAAATAGGCGCGTTTCTGCGTCTGAATCTGCAACAACTTGCGGCGGGCCTTGGCTTGCCCGAACACCTTTTGTCCGGGGATCTGTCAGGCGCGAACTATTCCAGCTTGCGGGCTGGCCTTTTGCCCTTTCGCCAACGGGTCGAACAAATCCAATACGGCACGCTTGTTCCCCAGCTCTTGCGCCCGATCTGGCGGCATGTCGTGACATGGGCCGTGCTGTCCGGGGAAATGGCTGCGCCCGATTTTGAGGCCAACCCACGCGATTATTTTGCGTGCGAATGGCTGCCCCCCAAACCCATGCAGGTTGATCCGTTGAAAGACACACAAGCGACCGTTGCGGAAATGGGCGCGGGGCTGACCAGCCGCCGCAAGGCCGTGGCGGAGCGCGGCTGGGCGCTGGAAGACTTAGACGCCGAAATTGCCGCCGATGGCCACGCAAAACCAAAGGAAACTGCCGATGCCTCTTGATGACTTGATCACCCGCCGAGCCGTTTTCAGCCCTAACACGTTCAACGCCGATGCCATGACCGTAGAGGCCACCATTTCTACGTTTGCACCCGTCACCCGACGTGACGCCAGTGGTGCATACGAAGAGCGGTTGGACCCCGCCGGGCTAGACCTTTCCCGTCTTGTGGGTGCGCCCGTGCTGGACGGACACCGCCAAGGCTCTGCCCGCGACGTAATTGGCACTGTGACGGCCTATCGCATGGAAGAGGGCGCACTCGTGGCCGCGATCCGGCTTTCCGGCGCAAAAGACGCCGCCCCGATTGTTGCGCGTATCAGCGAGGGAACGATCAAGGGGGTCAGCGTTGGCTACAAAGTCACGGCTTGGCGAACTTCAAACGACCCAACAACCAAGGCCCGCGTTCGGACGGCGGCGGCATGGTCAATCTCGGAAGTGTCTGCCGTCCCAATTCCTGCCGATCCCGGCGCAACTTTTCGGAGTGAGAACATGCCCCCTGAAATCGAAACCCAAGAACCCCGAACGTCGCCAGTGGATACAACCGCCCAGACCCGCGCTGCAATCCGCGAAATCGGTCGCGCTGCCAATATGACGACGGAAGATACCGATGACATGATTGATCGCGATCTTACGATCACAGAGGCCCGTGCAGAAGCCTTTAACGCCATGCAGACCCAAAACCGCCAAACGCCGCGTATCCGCGTCGTGGGGGCACAGAATGACAACGCCACAGCCATGCAACGCCGCGCCGATGCGCTCTATTCGCGTGCGTCTGGTGCAGCGCCGTCGGAAGAGGCCCGCCCTTACATGAACGAGTCACTACGCGACATGGCGCGGGCATGCGTGGAGGCTGGCGGCGTAAGCACCCGCGCGATGGACGCAGACCAGCTTTTCCGGGCTGCTATGCACACAACGTCCGACTTCCCCCAGCTCTTGACCAGCACGGGCAACCGTACGTTGATGGCGACCTATCAGGCCGCACAATCGCCCGTGAAAACCACGCTGGCGCGGCAATCCACGTTGTCAGACTTCCGGCCCGGTACGCGTCTGAAACTGTCCGACATTGGCACACTGCAAAAGGTGAGCGAGTCAGGTGAGATCAAGCATACCAGCCGGGGCGAAGCGTCCGAGACCTATGCGCTGGACACCTATGCCACCCAATTCGCTATTAGCCGCAAGGCCCTAATCAACGACGATCTGGGGGCTTTCCGCGATTGGGGACAGACGGCAGGCCGTATGGCGGCGGAGACAGAAGCGAACCTGCTGCTAAACCTGTTGCTGTCCAATCCGACCATGAACGAAGACGGCACGGCACTCTTCCATGCCGATCACGGCAACCTTGCCAGCCCCGGCGTGTCGCTGGGCAGCGCAGGAGATGTGGCAATGTTGGACGCCGCCCGGAAAGCGATGCGCGGAATGAAAGCATTGGATGGAAAGACTTCGATCAATGCGACGCCAAAATACTTGCTGGTAGGACCGGAACTGGAAACAGCGGCGGAACAAATCTTGGCGCAGATTTACGCTGCGACCCATGGAGACACAAATCCCTTCGCGGGCCGTCTGTCGCTGCTGGTGGAGCCGCGTATCACCGACAAAAGCTGGTACATGTTCGCCGACCCGGCAATTTTTCCCGTTCTGGAATACTCATACTTGTCCAGCGCTCAAGGTCCCCAGATGGCCAGCCGGGAAGGTTGGGACGTGCTGGGCATGGAATTCCGCATTGTGCTGGACTTTGGCGCTGGTGCGATTGACTGGCGTGGGGCTTACCACAACCCCGGCGACGCATAATGGCGACGCTGACCGAACTGACCAAGATGCGGGCGGACCTTTTCGCCGCCCGCATGTCCGGGGCGCGGCGCGTGCGTGACCAGAACGGCGAAGAGATCGAGTATCGTTCCGATGCCGAAATGACCCGCGCACTTGCCGCCTTGGACGTCGAAATCACTGGCCTGCAAACCCGGCACGCAAACACAATCCTGTTCAAAACCTCGAAAGGTACATGAGATGAAAAACTACGTGCAAAAGGGCGAAAATATCACCGTGACCTCCGCAACCGCCGCCAGCTCTGGCGAGATTGTGAAAATCGGTTCGATGATTGGAATCGCAGCCGGAGACGCCGCTATTGGTGACGATCTGGACCTTGTGACCACGGGCGTCTTTGAATTGCCCAAGGTCAGCACCGACGCGCTTGCGGTTGGCGATACGGTCTATTTCAAATCGGCTGACGACGCTGTCACTAGCACCGCGTCCGGCAATACCAAGATGGGCGTGGCAGTCACCGCCGCCGGGAACCCGTCAGGGACCGTGAACGTCCGCTTGAACGGCACGTTTTAAGGCCATGACCCGCCGCCCCCTACCCTTCAGACAAGCTGACGTGGAGAGAGCCGTTAAGGCCGCTCTGTCCGCCGGGCTTGTCGTGGGGACGGTTGAGGTCACGCAATCCGGCACTATCCGGGTTATAACGTCCGGCGGCGAAGGCGAGTCGGCCCCCCAATTGCCTTTTGACGAATGGAAGGAAAAAAACAATGCGAGTGCGCCTTAATGGTATCAACCGGATTTCCAAGAAACTGGCGAACGGCACGCGCGTCACATACTTCTACGCTTGGAAGGGTGGCCCCCGTTTACCGGGCAAGCCCGGCTCGCCGGAATTTGTCGATGCGTACAACGCGGCGATGGCAGAGAAAGTCAGACAACCGTCGGGAACAATTCAGGCCGTCTTAAACGAGTACCAAAAATCTCCAAAATTCTTGGACCTAGCTCCCCGCACCCGGAAAGACTACGTGCGCCAAATCAGGCAAATTGAATCGGAATTCGCGGACTTCCCGCTGGCGGCCCTGCCAGACCGTCGGACCCGTGCGGAATTCTTGGCATGGCGAGACAAGCTAGCAATCAAGTCGCGTCGCCAAGCTGATTACACGTTCGCCACGTTCGCAGCGATCATGGCTTGGGCGGAAGATCGTGGCCTTGTGATCACCAACCCCTGCGCCCGTCCCGGCAAGCTCTACCGCTCTAAACGAGCTGAGTCGGTCTGGACGGAAGATGACGAAACGGCTTTTCAACTGGTAGCGCCGCCCCGCATTTGGCTTGCGTTCATGTTGGCGATCTGGACCGGACAGCGCCAAGGCGATCTGCTGCGTCTCACATGGAAAGCCTATGATGGCACCCATATTCGACTTCGCCAAAGCAAAGGCGGGCGGCGAGTCGTGATCCCGGTTGCTGGACCACTGAAAGCGGAGCTGGACAAGGCCGCACTCGCCAAGAAAGCCGTCACGATCCTGACCACCACCAAAGACACGCCTTGGACCTCTGACGGGTTCCGCACAACTTGGGGCAAGGTCGTAACCAAGGCCAAGGTCACGGGGCTGACATTCCATGATCTGCGGGGCACTGCGGTCACGCGACTGGCGCTGGCAGATTGTACCGAAGCAGAGATTGCCACGATAACCGGGCATAGCCTGAAAGACGTTGGCACAATCTTGGATTCACACTATCTGAGCCGTGATTCCCGACTTGCTGAAAGTGCCATGAAAAAGCGTGAACTGTACGAAGGGAGAACAAAAACTCCCAACTGAGCGCCCAACTACCCTACCCTGTTCTAACGGAACTTGCAGGAAACGCCTTATTTATATTGGCAGGGGCTGAGGGACTCGA